ACACCTTCAAATCTTTCTGCGGCACCGCCAAGCAAACCCTCATCAAGCACAACATCAACGGGCAACAAAGCCACCTTGTCCTCATTCACGTCGCGGCCGCCGCCTGGGTCATTGGCATGCCGACGGAAATGGCCGTCCTCGACACCGTCGTCCGGCCCGCCGTGGAAAATTCGTACGGCGGCACCGACCCCGCGACGACCCATGCCCAAATGCTCGACATGAAATTCCCCCGGTTCGCCAGTCCCACCACTCTGCTCTTGCGTAACCCCTGGCTCCCATGGCTTGCTATGCTCGTCATGGCCGGCGTCGTGTTCTCGCTACAATTCGGCATGGGCCGCCTCGAACCGACGGCCGTACTCAACCAACCCCTGTCCGTCGACGCCGTTTACACCGCGTCAGGGCAACTCGCCACCATGTTTCTCTCCTACGCCACCCGCACCATCGACCCGTACTACGCCAGCATCAGTGGGTCTGTGCGGGCAATGCTGCACACCACCAACCGGCCCATTGCCCCCCGCGACCCGACGTGCCGCTACTCCCTTCCCAACGACACCGGCGTGCGCCACGTCAAACAGGATCTTCATCTCTACGGTTGGGCCATTGACGGATACGCACCCATCGTATTTGACGCCAATCTTACCAACGAACTCGGTGCGGTAGCCAACCGCCAGTCCCTCCAGACCAACCATTCCGCCGACGCCGTCCGTCGCCTGCGGCAAACCACTTTCCGGCACCGCGACGTCATCTTCCCCGGCTGGAAAACGACCACGCCAATCCAACCCGTCGCCTTCGATGAATGGAACGCCCGGTTTCCCTCCCCCGTCCAGCAAAGACACCGCGAGGCCCTCCAGCGCATACAGGAAGGCATGTACTCCCGTCGCCACCTTTACCAACGTTCAGGGTTCGTCAAGCGAGAGAAAGGGAAAACGGCGGGACCACGCTACGGCGAGCACAACGACACCGATCCCCGCCTCATCTCCGCGTCGTCCCCAGAACTCAATGTCCTTCTTGGACCCTGGACACTTGCTTTCTCGAAGTGGCTCGCACGCACATGGAACAACACACACTTCATCACCTATGTCGCCGGCATGTCGGCTGAGGAAATCGGGGCTCTTGCTGAGCTGCGCGACATCGCCACCAAGCCCGTCGAATACGACGCCTCCCGCTACGACGCCACCATCCATGAAGGACTCCTCGACCTTGAACACGACGTCATGAAAATGATGGGCGCCGACCACTGCCATCCATACGGCTACCACCTCAGCATTTACCAAATCTACCAGCGCACGAAACGGGTCTACGGCAAAACGAGGCACGCCATCCGTTTTTCGTCCGTTGGGCGGCGCCAATCCGGCATGCCTGACACGTCGTGCGGCAACTCACTGCTCAATGGACTTATGCACCTCGACGCCTACATGGAAACCCATGGCGTGTCAATCCACGACATCCAAACAGGCGCCCACCCTTTCTACATGATGGTTCTCGGCGACGACAACCTCGGGCAGTTTCACCGTGACGACCGTCTCGACGAGTTCGCCAACCATTTGGCCGCCTACGGCATCAAACCAAAGGTCCATGCAGCCGACTCCCTAGACGACGCCACCTTTTGTTCGTCCCTTTTCTGGAACACCGACGACGGCCGCGTTCTAGGCCCGCTGCCCGGGCGCCAGCTTGCCAAGATCGGGTGGACGCATGAGGCCCAGCGCAAACCCCCGACATGGGTCCGCGGCGTGGCGCTTGGACTCGAGCGTGACACCAACTTCGTTCCCATGCTAAGCGACTACGTGCGCGCCGCGTTGGCCGACACAGCGTGTCTCGGCCACGTCCGCCCACTCTACGACGACCACCGACTGCGAGCGCGCCGTACGCACTCAGCAACCTCTGCTACCGTCACG